AAGTGTTCCTTTAGTGGTCTTACTGAGTCTTCCTCGTTCTCAGAACAAGCCAGTGAATCCAACTTCTCCCTTAGAGGGATTAAGCGACTTAGCGAGTATCAAGAACTCATTGAGAGTTGGATAATAACCAGTCATTCTTATGAAAGCTTGTTAGTTAATGATTGGGATAAGAAGGGTCACTTTGTATACATGGATCCACCATATGATATTAAAGATAATCTATATGGTAGAAAGGGTGGTATGCATAAGAAGTTTGATCATGATAAGTTCGCTAAGGATTGTGATGAGTATACTTCCAACATGTTAATATCTTACAACTCTGACCAGATTGTTAAGGATCGTTTCAAAGAGTGGACAGTTGGAGAATTTGCACATACTTACACCATGAGGTCTGTAGGATGCTATAATAAAGATCAAGCATCAAGGAAGGAACTAGTCCTTACAAATTATGAAGTGTGAAGTCAAACTCTATGTCGCTGGAACAGTCTTTAGTGAGACTGTGATCGCTAGAAATTATGAGGAAGCTAGGCAAGTAGCACTGGCTAGAAATCCTAATGCAAAAGTTATGTCTGTTAACGCAGTTTTCAACTAATGGCTGAAGTTATTATCACTGAGGAAAAAGAACCTCTATCTGTTGTTGTCCCTATAGATGACATGCGAGAGATCATACAGCAATTGTGGAAGTCTCGTGACACTGAACCAAAATGTGGCAAATTATACCATAAGTATAAGGAGTTAATCACATGGGAAAAATAGACACTCAGGGTATGAGTGGTGAGGCAACCGAAGGTTGTACAGATAACATATACCCACGTGATGAAAATGGTGAACCAATCTATCCACCATTTAATCCTACACCATTAACTTTGATTGAACCAAAACTCAAAGAGGAACTCAAAGATTTAATCAATGAGGTTCTTGATGAGAGAGAACATCAAAGAAAACTTAATGGACCTTATGATGTCTATGATTGAAAAAGGTGATAAAATTACTAAGATGCTTCTGCTAAGTTCACATGAGGCAGACTTCTTATATCAAAAAGAGGATGGATCATTCTATGTTTGTCATCATAGAAAGGATGGTGATACATTCTCCATCCCTGAGATACAACTAGAGATGTTTCCACCGCCACCACCTAAGACACCGAAGGTTGGTACAGATGCACCACACCATAATATCTTAGAGAAATATTATGGTAAGGATTGGAAACCTACACCCGTAGAAGGATTGGAGGATCATTACTAATGAGATTAGGAGTCATGTGTTCTGGAGAAGGAACTAACTTCGAGAACATTATACGATACCCTCAGATGAAACATGAGATTGTGTTAATGATACACAATACAAAGAAATGTGGTGCTGTAGCGAGAGCAGCAAAGTTTGGAATCCCTCATTGTAGGGTAGCACATAAAGATGAAGATCAAATGATTCAACTCTTCAAAGCTTGGAGGGTTGATCTTGTTGTATTAGCAGGTTATATGAGGGTGCTTAAGAAACCATCTGAGTTCCCATGTCCTATCATTAATGTACACCCATCATTACTTCCTAAGTACAAGGGTTTACATGCAGTAGAACAAGCATTAGAATCAGGTGATAGAGAGAGTGGATGTACTGTCCACTATGTTAACGAGGAACTTGACGGTGGTGCTATAATAAATCAATCAAGGGTTCCTATTTGTCCTGATGATACTGTCGAGACCTTGACTCAACGTATCCAACGAGCAGAATATAGACTGCTTCCTTTAGTAATTAATGATTTAGCATATGAGCAAGCCCAAACTAAGTGCATGGTTGTATAGTATCAACCAAAGTAAAAAGAATATGATGGATGAAGATCCATCTTTGGAGAACTCATATCCTACATGGATTATTAATAAGTGCCTAGCATCTTTTACAGACACTGTATTGTTTGCTAATGAGATGAATATGAATTGGCATATATCTAAGCGTATGCAATACGACTTTTATATAAATAGTCTGAGACCTAGAAAGAGATTTTCTCCTTGGTCTAAGAAAGAGTCGATTGATTATCTTGATGAAGTTCGTGAGTATTATGGGTATAGTTATACCAAGGCTCTAGAAGCAATCAGGGTATTATCAACAGATCAACTCGAACATATAAAAAGATCATTGCATAAAGGTGGAAAATAATGTCCGTTGATACTGAGATCCAGTGGAAACAGTCTGATATGATTGAGGTAGGTCTCAAAGAACCAGATGATTTCCTAAAGGTTCGTGAAACATTAACACGAATTGGAGTTGCTTCTAGAAAAGAAAGAAAGATATATCAGTCGTGTCACATCTTGCATAAGCAAGGAAAGTATTACATAGTTCACTTCAAGGAACTCTTCGCACTTGATGGTAAGAACACAAACATCACAGAGAATGATGTTCAGCGTAGAAATCGTATAACACAGTTGTTATCTGATTGGGGATTGGTTACAATCATTAATCAGGATAATGTTGGAGATCTTGCACCATTAAATCAAATTAAAGTTATATCTTTTAAAGAGAAAGGTGAATGGACTTTAGAGTCCAAATATAATATTGGTAAGAAGAAACCGTAACATCCGTACTCAGTTTTCTGGTTTACCACATGGTAAATTCAGTCCACCACTGCTTAAATAGTAGTGTGATGCCTTCGGGGTCACATTCAATTAGTCGCTTCAAGGAGGACACCATGCGTAGATCATACTGGGATACCTATAGCCCATTTCAATTAGGATTCGATGAAACATTCAACAGACTCGAAAGACTGGCAGAAGCTGGACAAAATTACCCACCCTATAATGTTTTTCATGGGGGAGATGGTAGAACCGTTCTGGAAATCGCTCTTGCTGGATTTTCAAGAGAAGATATCGAAGTTACCACCGAACAAAACATCTTAACAGTTAAAGCAGCTGCAGAAGAAAAGGATGAGAGATCCTATACCCATAAGGGTATTGCTACAAGATCATTTGATAGGAGTTGGCAACTAGGAGATTCTATTGAAGTTGAGAATGTTGAGTATAAGGATGGATTACTGGTTGTGAATCTTACTAAGGTTCTTCCAGAGAATCAGCAAAAGAAATTCTGGTTCGGCACAGGTGCTGCCAGAGAAAAGTTAGAGGCTCAGGTCTCTTAGTGGAGTAGTGGTATTTTGTTATGAATTAAAGGGGAGCTTGACTTTTGTCGAGTTCCCCTTTATAATGTCTAGATACATCCATTAGAGTATGAGCATCAAACTTATAGTTCTTAATACAGGAGAACGAATAGTAGCTGAGGTTCATGAGATAAGAAATGCATACAATCAGGCAGTTACTCAAGATCCCAATTCGGGTAGAACATTAGGGTATATTATGTCCCATCCTCAAGTCATTACAGTCTCTAGAGGTATTCCAACTACTCAGAAATTTCAGACTAATGAACCTGAATTAAAATGTACTTTTTCTCCTTGGAATCCTTTCGCAAAACATCAACAGTTTCGTTTGAATCTTTATAGTCTTGTTAGTATGAATGATGTTAGGGAAGATATCGAAAAGATATATCTCGAAGAATTTCATGTAAAAGACTATGAATATGTTGATGAAGCATTAACAATTATGTACACCGAAAACAAAGAAACAGTATGACTATACAAGTTATTAACATGAAGTATTCCAACGAGCAAGTTATTTGTGATGTTGGAGAAGTGTTCCATGATCAAGAATCAAAGGAGAAAGGAGAGAAACCTATCTGTTTAGCATTCACAGATCCTTATACATTGCATGTTGTAAATGAAACTGAAGAAGGTTATAATATTAACTTCAAGAAGTGGAATCCATTTACAGATGATAGACAGTTTAATGTTGGGTTTGAGATGATTGGTATAATTAGTAGTGCTAAGCCTGCAGTCCAACAAGCATATGAACAGAAGATTTTAGCAGACAGTGAACCAATAGAAGAAACTAATGAAGAAACTACTACGACTGAATAACGAACCTTGGATTCTTGCTGATGTATCAGAGATACCAGAGGCAGAATATGGTCAACCAGATTGTATTCTAGAGGATCCTATTACCTTAGATGGTGAGAGGTGGCCAAAGTATTCAGCAGACTTTCAACTAGTTGTTAGATCTACTGATATAATAGTGATGGTTACACCAACAGATGAAGCTTTAAATACAGCAGAAGCAAAAGAACTACTTACTGAATGAAATTTTACACCAATGTTGAGCAAGCAGGTCAGAACCTTCTTGTCCGTGGTTATGAGGGAGGTAAGGCATTTAAAGATAGGGTTCCATTTAACCCTACTTTATATCTCCCAACATCTAACTTCTCTAAATGGAGAACCCTTGAGGGGAAGTGTGTAGAGCCTATGAAGCAAGGTTCCATTGCAGGTGCAAAGGAAACTATAATGAGGTATAGAGATGTTGCTAACATGGAAGTGTATGGTAACACAAGATACCTTTATCAGTATATCGCAGAGGAATATCCTGATGAACATATAAAGTTTGATCCTAAAACCATTAGGGTATTCAACATCGATATTGAAACTGCTGCAGAGAATGGGTTTCCTGATATTGAAGCAGCAGACCAAGAGATACTAGCGATCAGTATTAAGGACTCCTTTACTGGTCGCATTACTGTCTTTGGTGCTAGACCATTTGATAATAAGCATGAAGATGTAGACTACCTTCACTTTAAAACTGAACAGTCTATGCTATCAGCATTCTTGGAGTATTGGAATGAGAATTTTCCTGATGTTATTACAGGTTGGAACGTACAACTTTTTGATATTCCCTATATCGCTGGTCGTATTTCTAGGATACTTGGTGAGAAGTATTCTCGTTATCTTAGCCCGTGGAGGCTTATATCTAGACGTGAAATTTATATCAAAGGGAGAAAGCAAATCGCTTACGATCTTCCAGGAATTTCTACTCTGGATTACCTCGAACTATACAGGAAATTTACTTACACTAACCAAGAATCGTATAGACTTGATCACATCTGCATGGTTGAGCTTGGATCAAGAAAGTTAGATCACTCTGAGTATGATACATTCAAAGAGTTCTATCAGAATGATTGGCAGAAGTTTATTGATTACAACATCCATGACGTTAGGTTAGTAGATCAACTTGATGATAAGATGAAACTACTTGACTTAGCATTTACTATGGCGTATGATGCTAAGGTCAATTATGAAGATGTGTTTAGTCAGGTACGTATGTGGGATAATTACATATACGTTGAACTTCTTAAGAGGAAGATAGCAATTCCACCTAAGAAAGAGAGTGCAAACAAATCAGAAAAATATGCGGGGGCGTATGTTAAGGAACCGAAGACAGGATTCTATGATTGGGTTGTTAATTTTGACCTCAATAGCCTGTACCCTCATCTTATTATGCAATATAACATCTCACCAGAGACCCTCTGGGAGACTGGACATCCCAGTTCGAGCGTTGAGGGGATCTTAAATCAAGAGGTAGAGATTGATGGTGAGTTTGCTGTGTGTGCTAATGGAGCACAGTACAGGAAGGATGTACGTGGGTTCTTACCAGAACTCATGGATAAGATGTACAATGAGAGAGTCATCTTCAAGAAGAAGATGATTGAAGCAAAGAAAGAGTATGAAAAGAATCCATCCAATGAGATTACAAAGGAGATCGCCAGATGTAATAACATACAGATGGCCAAGAAGATCTCACTTAATAGTGCTTATGGTGCTATCGGCAATGAGCACTTCAGGTACTATAAGCTTGCTAATGCAGAAGCAATCACTCTTTCTGGGCAGGTATCTATTCGCTGGATAGAGAACAAGATCAATCTTTATCTAAATAAACTACTCTCTACAGATAAAGTTGATTACGTCATTGCATCTGACACCGACTCAATATATCTTAATCTCGGACCTCTTGTTGATAAATTTTTTGCTCATAAGTCTGATAATAAGATTAAGATTGTTGAGCTCCTGGACAAGATCTGTAAGGATCAGCTCGAACCGTTTATCGAGAACTCTTACCAGGAACTGGCTTCGTATGTCTCGGCGTATGAACAGAAAATGATAATGAAGAGAGAGAACATCGCTGACCGTGGTATATGGACTGCTAAGAAGCGATACATATTAAACGTGTGGGACTCAGAGGGTGTTAGATACAAAGAACCCAAGATGAAGATCATGGGACTTGAGACTGCTAGGTCATCTACACCACAATATTTCAGGGATAAATTGTATGCAGCTTTTAAGATTATTATCGGCAAAACAAATGATGAACTTGTCTCATTTATCGATGGTGTCAGAGCAGAGACAAGAGAGCAGCCCTACGAAAACATTGCTTTCCCAAGAGGATGTAACGGAGTTGAAAAATACTTTTCAAGAACCGACATCTATCAAAAAGGAACCCCCATCCACGTAAGGGGTGCTCTGCTTTATAACCATTATGTTAAAAAGAATAAGATAGAGAACAAGTATCCTCTAATACAGGAGGGTGAGAAGATAAAATTCATTTATCTTAAGACACCCAATCCTTTTAGGGAGGATTGTATTTCCTTCTTCAATGAGATTCCAAAGGAGTTTAATATGGAGAAGTATATCGATCACAAGAAACAATTTGAAAAGAGTTTCTTGAAACCACTCGAAAATGTGCTAGAATGTATAGGGTGGAACAGTAAAAAAGTTGTTACAATAGGGAGTTTCTTCGCATGAGTAAAACCGTATGGACAGTAACCTATCAGGATGATATGGTTGAGGCACTTGAACCTGAACAGGTAAGAGTATTTGAAGAGCGTGATACTGCAAGACAGTATGCTCTAATGATGGCCAGTGATGGTCATGACTATGTTAACATGTATGAAAGTGAGGTCACTAAATGGGGTTCTTAGATACAGTAATTAAGGAGAGTGGTAATGAGTATGCAAGTATCGTCAGTGATGGAGTCGCTGCAGGAGATACATCCAGTTTTGTTGATACAGGTAGCCATATTTTCAACGCTGTCGTTAGTGGATCTTTGTTTGGTGGTATTCCATCCAACAAGGTTACGGCACTTGCAGGGGAATCTTCAACAGGAAAAACTTTCTTTGCCCTTAGTGTTGTACGTAACTTTCTTAATCAGCACAGTGATGGTGGGGTTATTTATTTTGAGTCTGAATCTGCTATCTCCAAGGATATGATCGAGAGCAGAGGTATAGATTCCAAACGTATGGTAATCTTTCCTGTTGCTACTATTGAAGAGTTTAGAACACAAGCTACTAGGATCCTTGATAAGTATTTAAAAGAACCAAAAGATCAGCGTCAACCATTGATGTTTGTTTTGGATTCTCTTGGTATGCTGAGTACATCAAAGGAGATGGAAGACATCTCTAATGATAAACAGGTCAGAGACATGACCAAATCACAGTTAATCAAGGGTGCTTTCAGGGTATTAACCTTGAAGCTTGGACAGGCGAAAGTTCCTATGATTGTTACGAATCACACATATGATGTGATCGGATCCTATGTGCCACAAAAAGAAATGGGTGGTGGAGCTGGACTAAAGTATGCTGCATCTACTATAATATATTTGACCAAATCTAAAGAGAAGGAAGGTACAGACCTAGTGGGTAACATCATTAAGTGCGAAGCCAAGAAATCTCGATTATCTAAGGAGGGTTCCAAAGTTGCTACTAGATTATACTTCGATGAACGTGGACTGGACAAGTACTACGGACTCATTGAATTGGGTGAGAAGTACAACGTCTTTACAAGGGTGGGCAACCGTATCAAGTTCGGTGAAACTTCTGTTTACCCTAAATCTGTTCTTGCTAGTCCTGAGAAGTACTTCACAGACGAAGTGATGGCTCAGTTAGAGGAAGCAGCAAGAACGGAGTATGGTTATGGCAACTGAAAGGATAGAAAATACTATCCTTCGGAACCTTCTATGTAATGAGGAGTATTATCGTAAGGTAGTACCTCATCTTGATTCGGAGTATTTTCAGGATGCTGTCGATGTAGTTCTCTTTGAAGAGATACAAGACTTTTCATCTAAGTATGATAAGACTCCTACTAAAGAAGTTCTGAAAATTAATCTTGGTAATAGGACTGATCTTACAGATGAGACCTATAAAAATGCTTTGATTAGATTGGATGATCTTAACGATGAGTGGGTTGATGCTGATTGGTTATCTGATTCTACTGAGAAGTGGTGTCAGGATAAAGCAATCTATAATGCATTACTTAAGTCAGTTAAGATTGCTGATGGTAATGATGAAAAGTTATCTAAGGATGCTATCCCTAGTATTCTACAGGAAGCTTTAGGTGTATCATTTGATGAGCATGTAGGACATGATTACATCGAGTCTGCTGATAATAGATATGAGTTCTATCATAGAGAAGAAGAGAAGATACCATTTGACTTAGAGAAGTTTAATTACATCACTAAGGGTGG